GGGCAGGGAGATGCACTGCCAAGTGCATCTCCCAAGGTGGAACTACTAATGAAAGGAGTTCCTCCCCGATGAGATTGCAAGACATGAGGGCTATAAAAGCCTCATGAAACTTGGAATCTCCCTGGGGGCAGTTGGCCCCACTTCTCCCACTAAATGGGAGAAGCCCACCTCAGCTTGATGCCGACGTACTGAGGACGTCCAGCACGCTTCAAGTGCTCGTCATCAACAGCTGGCAAGCTGCCGATTTGTCGACGGAGCATCTCATCGCGAAACTCTTCGGATATAATGTCCGCTTGAGAATAACGATGACGACGCTCCATCCTCAACAGGCACTTTAATAGGGCCTGCTCCTCTGACAGTTCATCTGCCGGAAGAGTAGAGCTACTCACATATCCCTTCACTAAGGGGGAATGTAAAGTATCGTGAGTCTTTTGGACTTCAAAGCCCAAAGCCGACTCACGACCTATCACACGAGAACTAGAGAGAACAACCGGGAAATATTTAATTAAATCCCGAATGAACTCATCTAGCCAGGCGACTGTACTCCAGTAACCAGCCCAATAGAGCTGATTGCGAAGAGAAACAATCGACTGAATCTCGGTAGCGTCCTTCCGTGTAGTAGGGAACATTTGCCTGACTCTGACAATACTTACGTCAAAGCCATTAAAATACTCCTTGCCGCAAGATTCCCGGAATTTACCATTCCAGAAGGACTTGCCTCGGTTCACCCGAATCCCAAAAGATTCGAGGACCGATATCACGGAACGCACAAATTCTACGGGGACAATAATATCGTCTCCGTAGACGCGCACCTTGTCCCTCAGGTCATTAATGACCTTTGGGGAAAGGGGTGAGCTTAGCTCCTTTTCAATCCCAATGAAGATCATGGTCAGAAATACCATGGCTTCAACCGGAAAGCAAAGAGCTGAACCCATCGACGCGTATTTAGCCAGGCGAACAACGCCATGGCCAGATACGTCAGCCTTGCGAGATCTAGTAGCGTCAACCGCATCATGCAAATGAATGTGATTGCGTAATAGATGACGTACATGCTGATTGGAAACCCGATCACTAGCTTCACTTAAATCAAGTGTTGCTAGATCCCCCGAAAGGGATCCTTTTAGGGCAAGACGTTGGTTAACGTCTTGGTCCTTAAAGCCGATCATCCTCGAGAGATAGTGATTTCTCTCAAGAGAGGACGTAATAACGGAATTGAGAGCTTGTTGGCAATATTGCATTGCCACAGGTTCAATGCCGATAATACGAGGTGTCCTTTGCGTCTTAGGTACGGAAACAACCCTTACGGGAGTTTCCGCATCGGGTTCGAGGACGGATATGGAATCCAAAATACCGTAATAACGGTAGTTCGGAATGAGATACTCACCCATAGGGAAGTAACTCTCCAAACGGGCGGGCCAGGTCTTCTGGCGATACTTGGAGTTTCCTCTAAGTCTTTCGGCAGTCGAACCAGGTCCGTGCTTCGGCAAAATGTTACTGAGATAGATCTCACGATCTACTTCAGAAAACACTTTTGCGTAAAGTAAAGCAGAAACGCGATCAAAATCATGCCATTGCTGACATGTAATGAGAGCGTCTGCCTCCCTAACGTCCTTCTCACACTGAATGTAACCATCCATTGCCTTTCGTTGGCGTGTTTTAGTACACTCCAATGAAATCTTGTTAAACATCAGCGTTAGCTGACGAATAGCAAGAATTGCATCAGGTGATGGATCATTCAGAAGCGCACCGCTACAACGGTCGAACACAAGATCGAGGAAACCTCCGAGAAATCGGGGGAGACCTGCCTGCCAAGGAAATCCCTGAAACAGGTTGCGATCCACCTGACCTCGTTCAAGACCTTTTTGGAGGTCCTTTCCGAAGTCGGGTAGGGTTATCGTGAGAAACGACAACCCCTCATGTTCGAACCGCCTCCTGGCATATTTTATGTCAAGAGTGGCGCATGTGCAGCATCGAATGGCAGATTCGTCTGCCATTCTGATCCAGAGTAGCATTAGGCTTTTCAAAGGCCCTCCTTAAATAGAGGTGTACTTTCCTTAGCCTAAAGCCGTTGACTCTAGGTACAGTGTTGACTTAACCAAGACAACACAGTATCTAGGACCTGAGTGTCCCCGATAGTAATGATAGTTAACACAACTATCGCGACTACCCGAGAACGAGGACGACGGACTGAAAGAAAATCTTCAGTTCGCCGGCTCTTCTTGGAAGGGGCAATCAGCTCTCACCGCCAAGCAATTTGACGATGACAGCATCCGAAGAGGCAGTGAACAGGGTCTTAAGACCCGTGTAAACCGCCTGAGCGTCCGCGAGCGTGTACCCAGCAACCGGCACATCGAAAACGATGTAGTTTGACATCGAGACCTTTGTGTTGTTTGCCGGGATAAACGGATCCGCGGTCAACTTCGAATGGTCCAACCTGAGAACTCTCCGCGTGCGGCGCCCGTAGGCGTTGCTGGCAGAAAGTTTGATCAGTCCATCAGCAGACAGGTATTCAGACTGATTCTTCCCGAGTGAAACTCGAGGAAGAGGAGTCGTCACACCTGAAATGGTGATAGACTGCGGGTCGGTCAGGGACATAGGCACTACTCCTTCCGGCATAAGTTGCCGGTACTGGTGTTTTACGGCAGCGCAAGACGCGCAGCCTTAGTGACTTCGGGTAATACCCAAAGCACCGAGGATGGCGAGCTGAATGGAATTCAATCCATCCCAGCTTACACCAAAACCAAAGGGGTTTGCCTTCGATCTCTTCTTGGTAATAGTAACCAAGGAGACCGGAGCTACCGCCGGATTTAGTCCTAAAGGACTAGACGGCGTTAGAGTATAGGTATCAGAGATGGTGGTTTCTTCCATCATGTACCCATACTTCAAAACCAGACCGTATTTGGACCAATCCGATAGGTTCGAAAGAACACTACCGGCATTGGTAACCCAGTCAACGGCCCAACTCCAGGGAGCTAGATTCCATAGTGTTTCGGGATCTAGATCAAGGCCGAGTAAAACTCGAGCCTTGCTTGCGGCACTTGTCATGTCGCTGGTAGAAACATAACCAGACGGCAAATGATAAGTGAAAGCACCAGAAAACCATGTTTTCTTCACGGTCTTCTGAGTGCGCCACAAGGGCCCTGTGCCGATCATTTCCACATTGGCAAAGGTACTGAGAGGAAGTCCCGTCCAGGGACTCCTCGCAGGATCAACCAATGTAGTTGTGGTCGACTTTTCCGTGGGAAAATAGTATCGGCGACGAACCACTCGTCCAGCGTCACGCTCAAACTGTCTTAAAATAGTTTGGGCGTTGACAATGGCTTGAGCAGATTTTCGAATATCTGCTTTGAGAGGTTCCCATCCGAAAACGAGATTCAGAAACTCATCGCCTGCCTTAACGGCAAGCTTGGTTGCTGTTTCCCAATTTCGGATAAGAGGGATAGACGGAAGTCCATCCTTCAAAAGCTCACCAAGAAAGGTTGCTGAATCAGCAACCGAATTGGTAGGCTTGGTCCGATCTATAGCGATCGGTCCCTTTGCGTTAAGAGCCGTATTATCTAGGCTCATAGCAGAAGGGGGTCCGACCGAATTGGGGTCGATTGCATAGGCGTTTGAAATGAACGTTCGTTCATTCCATTGGCCTAAACCATTTACCGCCGATTTGTTGAAATAGTGTTTCTTTTGTGAAACACCACTCGCCAAATAGGTGATAGTGGTATAGAAATCGCCTCCAGCATCTCTGCCGGCCTTAATATCTTGCCGCCAGTTATGCCCTTCCGACACAGTAAACTGTGTCCCTGAAAACTCCCCGATATTATGATTATCGACAAGGAGGCTGTCCGATTGGACAGCCCCATTGCGATATTTAATATCGCGGAAGTAGGAAGTCCCAAGTTTAATCTTGGGGAGTTTCCTTCTTCGTGTACCGGGAGGATCAGGCACGGCAGCTCCTTTGGATTTTGCTAACACTCTTACGAGTGTGGTGAATGTTGCACTGCGTTGGCGCACACCTCTCGGTGTG